AAAGAACATCTTGAAAAAGGAAAACTTGTAAAAGAAGAAGTTGTATTAGTTGAAGTAACGTTATCAGATAATAAAGACAATCTTGGAAAAGAAGTTGTATTAGTTGAAGTAACGTTATCAGATAATAAAGACGACCTTGAAACAATACCTGGAAAAGATAAATTAGTTAAAGTAACGTTGTCAGATAATAAAGAAGAACTTGTAAAAGCAGTTGAAACGGAACTTGGAACAAAAATAATTATGGATAGAATTGATAATTGTAAACAACTATATTTGGATTATTTTATAAAACTTCATGAATTAAACTTTATGTATGATTATCTTGTTCCTGAAAAGACAGAAGGTTACAAAGCCTATAACGATACAAATATAGTAAACGAATTAAAACAATTTGATGGCATTATTGAAAAAACATATTTAGATGATATTAATACAAAACTAAATGGTAAATCTAAAGAAGCTAAACTTGACTATTTTAAAGGCACAGATTTTGAAACAGACTTTAAAAACAATATAATAGTTGAAAAAAAAAATATAAAAGAAGACTGCGAAAAATTGTCGGATAAATATAAACAATTACATGACATATTTATGAAAATGAATGCTAAACTTAGTAGTAATCAATAGATAATGGATTTTTCTTTAAGGCTGCCACATTATAGTCTGCTGTGATTTCATTGTTTCTTTTTTCAGATAGTTGATATTTATTATTTACATCACCAATTGTATTAATTGATGGTATCATTTTTCTAGAATTACCTAATTGTTGGTATGTATTATAATTTTTGGGTTGTACTCGTTTTGTTGAAAATTCCCCGACATCATTAGATGATTGTTTAGCACCTTGTTTTGAATTTTTTCTATTAATTAATTTATTATTAATAGCATCTTTAGACTCATTTAACAAGGCATTGTATGCCGCACCATACAATGATTTTCCAGTACCACTTGAATTTATTATTCCAGAATAATATTTATTTGATGTAAATTGTTTTAATGTGGATGGTGCGTACATTTTGGTTGACAAATGTCCACCGCGTCTTATAATAGAAGATGATATACTTCCTGAATAGGCATTATTAGATGTAAATTGTTTTAATGTAGATGGAGCATAAAAATTTGCGGCTAAATAACCTTTACCATCACCTCTATTAAATGCTACATTACCACTATGTTTATTATAAATAGTGGTTTCTTTCATTGTTCGTTTTGCGTTAGCAAAATTATAATCCATTTGTTTTTTATTTCGTTCAACATCTATATTTCCGGCATGTTTATTATGTATCAATGTTTCTTTTAGTGTAGTTTTGGCGACATCATTTGGATCATATACTGTTAATTTTGTGGCCCCTTTGATTTGACTAGACATTGAATTAATTTCAGTAGTTTCTCGTATAGTGGTTCTAGCAATATCATTTGGATCATACACTGTTAATTTTTTTGGACCAGCATCTATATTACCATCATGTGTATTTATTTCGGTTGTTTCACGTATTGTAGTTTTAGCAACATCATTTGGATCATACACAGTTAATTTTTTTGGACCATCGATATTACCATCATGTGTATTTACTTCGGTTGTTTCCCGTATAGTGGTTCTAGCAATATCATTTGGATCATACACTGTTAATTTTTTTGGACCAGCATCTATATTACCATCATGTTTATTTATTTCGGTTGTTTCGCGAATGGTTGTTTTGGCAACATCATTTGGGTCATATGAAGTAAGTTTGTTTGGAATATCTGGAGCCATATAGCCATGAATATTTGGATTTCCTTCTATATTTTGTTTTTTTGTTCGTTTCATTTTATCTTGTAGTGGTGAAATAATAGCCTTAACGGCTTCTACGATATTTGTTATAATCATTTTATTTTGGGTTGTATCTCTTTCATTTGGTGCTAATTTTATAGAATCTTTTCCATAACTAGAAATATCAAAATCAGGTTCTACTTTTGATTTAAAATTTTCATTTGTATTTATAACCCATTGTCCACTACTATGTATACCACCTTTATTTAATGGTTTATTTATATTATTTTTAGTTGATTCGCTTTGTTTAGATTTTTTGTATGTTGATTTAATTTGGGTAGATCCAAACAATCCACCTTTTCCAAATGCTTTATGTTGTTCCTTTTGTACCTCTGAATATTGTAAATCAGTACGTTTTGCTTTATCTGTTGTAGATTTAGTATTAAGAACAGGATTTGTTGTTGTAAATTTTGTGGTTGTTGGTTTTGCTGGTGTTTTTGTTCTATTATCTACTATGGCATGACCTGTTACTTTTGGTAATGTATGTGATTTTTGTTGATTTGTTAATGACCTTAAACTATCTATATTTTTAGGTTTTATTAATTCATTTGTTTCAAATTGGTGAAATCCACCTTTTCCATTTATACCATAATTTTGACCTAATCCAGGTGCGACTTTTATTTGTTCAAATGGTAATTCAGTATTTCTATATTTAGATTTTATATATCTATCTTTTATAATAGAAGTATGATTTGGTTTTCCATTTATAAATGATAATTCTTTAGATGGTTTGAAAAAGGTTTTAGTTTCCTTTTTGTGAAAATTAAATTCGGAACGCCCAGTATGTATATCTAATTTATTTTGGTATGAATTTATTGACATATTTTGTTTATTTTTCTCTTTAACAAATGGTATAGCCCATATATTTGTATCACTATTATTAAATTCGTTTTTGCCAACGGTAGAACTTGATATAAAGTTTTCAACTGGTATAGATTGTCCAGTTAATGAACTTTTTATATTCTTATTTTTAGGACTCATATAATGTAATATTTCTTTATCTACTTTGTTATTTGTTGCGGTTTCAGATTTTTTTCTATTAATATATAAATCACGAGATTTCTGACTTTTAAGGAGATTTGAAAAATCTCTTGGTAATATTTGTTTACATTTAGTATCTAATTCATCAGCATATTTAGTTTCCAATTGTTTTATTTTATCTAAATTATTTTTTATATATGGATTATTTTCATTAATATCGGTGTTTTTAATTTTATCATTTTTCGACTGATTGTACATAGTTCCTAATCCAAATAAAAGTACTGCTAAATATATTTCGATCATTAAATATATATAATAAATTATTTTAAATTCTTTGAAATATACTTAAAAATAAATATGTATATAATTATAGTTATGACGATCAAAAATTATTCATATGAATATTTTTTTGAAGTTAAAAATAACAATACATTTGAAATAGATGATTCATTAAAAGAATCAATCGATAAAATAATAAAGATTATAGATAATAATTATGGAATATCATATCATGAAAAAAATAATAAAAATTACAAATACAAAAAACAAAAACATATAACATTACCAAATAATGTAATGGATCAATCAAAATGGAGACTCAAAAAGACAATTATAAATAAATCTATAAATTGTGATTTAGATAAATATAAATATGAAATAAATAGTTTACTAAATAAAATGTCTCCAAAAAATTTTGATATAATATCTGAAAAAATACTCGAATATTATGATAAAGAATTAACTAAAGATGATATTAATGAATTAATATTAAATTTTATTGATAGTATATTTACAAAAGCCGTAATGCAGCCTATTTATTGTCCATATTATGTTAAATTTTTGAATATGTTAGATAATAAATATAATATTTTAGAACTTATTAATGATAAATGTAACAAATATCATGAAATATTTGATAAAAAGATAGAACAAAAGGAAAATATGACAGATAAAGAATTATATGATAAATTTTGCGATGATAATCTAGAAAAAGTATTCAAAGCAGGCTATTCACAATTTATAGGAGAATTGTACAACAATAACATGATAGAAATTGATATAGTTAAAAATAATATTGATATTTTTCTGAATAATTTAGAAAAACTATCATTACAACAAGAAAAATTTGAAAATATAATAATTTGTATAACTAAATTAATAACAACAACTACTACAAAACTTAAAATTGAATATAACTACAAATCAGTTTATGATACAATACATAACCTATATAAATCTTATAATGATAACAAAAGATTGAAATTTAAACTATTAGATTTATGTGACTATATTGAAAAACTCATATAAAGAAATTATAATGAATTATTTAAATAATGGATGAAATATTTAAAGGTTATTTGAATGTTTTCAATAATAGACTGGATGATTTGATTAAAATTTCAATAGATGAACGGAATGTTAAAGGAAATGGTATATTATTTTTGAATTTTACTAATAAAGAAAAACTTGATGTGTTTTATATTAGTTTATATGATAAAGAAACAAAATGTATTAATGACAATTTTCCAAAACATTTGATAAATTATTTAATAGATAAAATAGGATCGACCCCACCAAGTGTTATATTTTTTAATTTATTTAATGATGAAACAAATATGAATCTAGAAATTGATTTAGAAAAAGATAGTGAATATACTAAATATTGTTTAGAAAAAACTAAGGATAAACAATAGAAAAATCATTTAATTCATTATTACTAATTTTATTTAGTAACATGTCATAGTCATATGGAATATCTTTATTTACATTATAAATATAGACTGTGGCTACTGGTTTTTGTAATCTAAATATTAAATTTAATAAGTATTTTATATATTTGTTAGAAACTATTATAATACTTTTTTTTAAATATTGATGTTTGAATTTTTTCAAACTTGAAATAAATTTAGTCATTTTATAACAATATTTCATATTTGGTATACCAACATTTACTGTATCAAATATAAATGTAAAATCTTTTTTATCATCATAAAGAAGAATCCATTTTTTTAGAAATTGTGTAAATTCTTCTTCATTTTCTATTTTTGTATTAAATTTTACAGAAACAATTGGAAAATTATTATAGTTAAAATTCGCCCACATTTATGTATTTAATATATTAAAGTTATTGATTTTAAACTATTACTTTAATAATTGTGTTAATTCATCATCAATATCATAATCAGATGGTTTATAAGGCATATTTTTAATATCTATAATTAATGTATTTATATTTTGATCAGTTTCTGTCATTTTTAGTTTTAATATTTTTTTATTGATTAATGCTTGTTTAAGTTCATCTGTTTTTAAATTATAATTATTTACATATTTATGCTTTTCGGTGTATAAAATATCATTAAATGATGTATTATTCTGTTTTTTAGGAGATTGTCTATAATCTTTCATAACTTGTTCTAAACGATATAGTGGAAATAATATATAGTATGACGGTGGTGGAAGGGTAGATGAAGACGTTAATGTATTAGATAAAATAGTATCACTAATAGTATCACCAATAGTATCAATAATATTATTTAGAGATGTCATTACTTATAAAGTGAGTATTAATTTTAAATAAAAATAAATAAAAGATATAAAAATGTACAAATTAATATTTTATTTATTATTATGAAATATGTCATTGGAAACTATATAACACAAATATTAAGTATAGTTTTCATTGATCTTTGATACATTTATAATTGTCTCATGAATCTTAAAATATAGTTATTACTTTCGTTAAATATGCCCAGAAGAATATGCCCACAAAGCATTTAGAGAACAAATCTAACACATTGTAACTAATATTTTTGCTTTCTTCATCTAAATTATATGACAATCCATAGCCAGCCCAAAATATTAAAAAGGCCCAAAATATAATTTTATTATCAAATATATTTTCTCCATGGATAAATGTAACATATAGTAAACCATACAATACTATAAATGCTATACTACCTATAAACCATCCCATTTTTTTACTTATTACTTTATTTTCACCCATATAACCAAATCCTAACATCACATAGTTCAATATCAATACAATAAGATAAAACCCAGCAGTTAATTTAGTTTTACTATTATACACAAATACTAAACATAATACTAGTAACATTACAGGTGTTGTAATAGCCCAATCAATGTATCGAGTTAAATTAATTTCTTTGTAATCTAATTCTTTATTATCTATTTTTTTCATAAATACAGTGTAAAAATATCCAGCGACTATTGAAATGACAGTTTCTAAATTTAAAATATGACGTATTTTTGGATCTGATGTTCTCATTGCTTCTATAAATGTTACTGTTGCGGTAGTTATCAAAAACGCATATGTAATATAAAATGTATTTCTAACTAAACGTTCTTTTAAAGGTTTGTTTGTATTCATTTATAATATAATATTATAAAATATATTTTTCAACATATTTCATTACTTTATAGTAAAAATATAACTTTGTAAAAATATTTTGATATTATATATTATGAATACTATATATTCAAGGTATATATTGAATAAATATTTTAGAAAATGTAATATTAATGGATTGCTAGAATGTAAAAATTATAATATATTGATTAAAAAAATAGTAAGTAAAAAACTAATTTCAAATATGACAGTATTTTTAAATTTCTTATTTAAAAATTATAATAAATTTACTATAACAAACAAAAAGATAAATAAAATTGACTATAAATATAGTAAAAAAGTATTAATACTTTTTTTAATAGTTAATAATCAATCATATGTATTTACAAATAATACAGAATACAATGAAATATTAATAGATATTGCAAATAAAATACATACTTTATTGAATAAAATTAATAATTTATCGAGTAATAGTGATTTAAATATAATGTATTTTATTAAATTGATTGATTTATTGAATGAATATATAACAAAATATAATATATGGTCCATATTAGACAAACGTATAAATACCTATATATTATTACAAATGAATTACAAAAATAATATAAGATTATTAGAACTCCCAAAAGAATCAAGATTATATACTACTTTAAAACAATCTATTGAAAATGATCAAAATGAACTATTTAAATCAGTATTATTCATGAAGGATAATAATGAAATAAACTTTTTTAATTATTATAAAGATAAATTAGAGTATAATTCTATTATAAATGAAAATTTATATTTTATTGACGTAAAATATAAATTATGTAACAAAAATCCAGATATGTTTATTTTTGTAGATTTAGTTGAAAAAACAAAGAAATATCTTAAAAACTGCGTACCAAATAGGGATGATCATCATTCCGAACTTAATGAACTATTAGATACTGAATTAATGACAACATATTTAAAAAATGATATATTAGACAATTCATATTTTTACAACATTATAAATATAATTATTGATAAAGTAAAAGAGTATCAATCTAAACAACATGATGAAACATTAGAATTATTTAGAAGTAAATGTGATGCTAAATTATCGTCACAAGAATTGTACAAAACATTTATACCAATGTTTTTTATGGAAATATTTAAAAGACTAAAAACAATAGGTAAAGAAAAAAATGAGTTTTTTCGGGTTATGAAAAATATATAAATATATAATATGAATATAACTCAAAATAGTATTATTAATATTTCATTTACGTGTTTTATAATAATCTCGATATTATTGTATAAATTCAATATATTAACTACAATAACTGATAAAATATTAATATTAATTGGTGTAATAGCATCATTGTTAATTTTGATATCAAAAAAATATATATTATTGGATATTGCACATTTTCTATACACATTAATTATAGTTGGAATATCATTATTATCATACAATAAATATTTATTAATTTTTAACACAATAATGATATTCAATATTTATATATCAAGATTAATATTCAAAGGATGTATTTTGAATACAAAACAAAATAAATGCGGTATTTTCTTTACAATAAATAAAAAAATAGGATTAAATTGGTATTATATTTTTTATATATTATTCATAATTTCCTATATAAGATATCTGTTAATAAATTAGTTAATTAAATTGTTCATTTACAATCTTTTTGATTCTTGAATTATATTTGGTTTGAACCATGACATTTGTATTTTATAACATAGTAAAGTATTATATTTAATATTATTTTTCTTTTATATTGAACAAAAATATACAAGATAAACTTAAAAATGTATAATTATGAATTAGAATATTATTTATATTATTGTTAATATCATAGATTGATCTATATTTTTTGATCCAATTATATCTGTTTCATTAACTTCAATATACTTTAATAATTCTAAACTTGATATAACATCATATATATCCTTTTCCCATTTTTTTTTATTAAATTTTTTATAAAAATCTGTTTTGAACTTGGATACAGTTAGTTTTTCCCCTTTTTTGTATATACTATTAATATGATCATAAATTTCATTTCCAAATTTTTCATTCATACTTATACTCCAACATATTCTATTTATTGATGGTATTTTTGGTTTAATATCTATATTATCGGGATCTATCATTAAAAATGGTAATAAACCATGCTTGTTAATTTTGAATAATTCATCTACAACTGTTTCAAACACTCTAAATGCTATTTTTTCTTCTGTATTTATTCTTAATCCAAGATTTTTTTTTAATAAATTTATAAATTTATCATTTAATATTGTTTTCCATCCATGTTTCATTATATCATTTAATGCTTTTATCCATTCTTTATTTTTATAAACATAGTCAGTCGGATTATGACGATGTGAATTTTCAGCCAATAAAATAATAATATGTAATAAACTGTGTATATGTTTATCATCAAAATGGTCAAATATGCGTATTTCAATACCATTTGGTTTTTCCATTTTACCACCATCAACTTTAGGACAATCATGACCTTCACAATTGTCGGTAAAATCAAATGAAAATGTTCTAAAATCACCTGCTTGAATACTAAGAGCATTTGGATATTTTGGTTTTGCTATTTTAACACACTTATCTAATTTTTTAGTATTGTCAAAATCGCTTTTATTTCTCCAATATAATTCTATATTTGAACCTCTACTGATACCAGTTGTATCAAAATTTCTAACATCTGATCCACCAATATTACCCCATCCTACAGCCATTATTCTAAAACTTCCCTTTATTTTAGTATTACTAGAACCAACCGATGAAGGGTCTCCTGTAAAATATGATGTTAATAATAATGGTTCAATCCATTGTAACGCTTGTGCAAAGTGTTTATGGTTTGTTATAAATTCTTCATTGGTCGTCGATTCCATATATGGTAATGTTATAGTTATATGCCAACTACCCAAATAATCTTTCATTGGTTTTTTACTAAAAGTATAATTATTGCTATTTATTGTTGGTCTATCTGGAACTAAAATATTATCTTCAACACTACATGGATGTGTAATTAATTCACCATATTGTTTGATTTTTTTTTGTGTATGTGGATTTTTTTTGTGTAAATTTATATACAATTTACGTAAATTGATCATTTCATCGCATATATTTCCTAGATTTCTATTTCTATGGTCTGAACTTATAATTTCAGGCATAAGTACTGGAACTCTTTGTAATATGCCATCTTTACACGCCGCATCTTGTCTTCCTGTTATTTCCCAATCAATTTTACTTAGCCATTCTAATTCATCTTTATTCAATGGGGATATTAATTTTCCATTTCGTGTTGGAAATTTACTACATCTATCTTTTTTTAATTTACAACATGATCCTTGTTCATCTATGTCACCTGTTAAATAACATGAACTTTCTTGTGAATCAAATATTATATTACCATAGTTAACATCATCAATATTATTTTTGAATACACTTTTTTTATGAAATAATTGCATTTCATGTTCTAATCCAAGACCCCATTTATAATTTAATGTTTTTTTTATTACTTCATCTTTTTTAATTCTATCGGTCCGATTTGTTTTAATACCCAAATTATTTATAAAATTTGTTTTTATTGTAAATGGTGTATAATTATCTGTGTGTATTTTAAATTTCTTTTTTTTCTTCTTTTCGTCATTGTTACTCCCTTCCATGTATAATTTTGTTTTTTTACCTTTTTTCTCATTTGAATAATTATTGTATAATTTTGTTTTTTTACCTTTTTTCTCATTTGAATAATTATTGTATGATTGCCTTTTTTTACCTTTTTTCTCATTTGAATAATTATTGTATAATTTTGTTTTTTTACCCTTTTTCTCATTTGAATAATTATTGTATGATTGCCTTTTTTTACCATTAGTAAATATATTAGACATATATTTACTAATTTGGTTTATATATGTATTATCATCATTAGGCTTATTATAATCAATACTATTATCACTATTATCACTATTATCACTATTGGATGGTTCAATATTAATATTAGGAATATCATTTTGATATGTGTCAATTTTTTTTGTTTTTTTTTTTTTTCCTTTTATAATAATTTT